GTAAAGAAAGGACAACAACTCTATGTTAATCTTCTTAAAGATAAAGAAAAACTGGCTCAAAAATTACGGTCTTCATTCGGCAGTTGGTATGTATCTGAAGGAGAGTTTACTCCAAAGAAAGATAACAAAAGGCGAGGCTACACAAGTGGAGCAAAGTTTACAAAGGTTAAGGCTGTGGAATTCAACCCAAATTCCAGAGACCACATATCGTCTCGATTGCAAAAGTTGTACGGGTGGATTCCTAACACTTACACTCCTAGTGGAAAACCAGAAATCAATGAATCCATCCTTAGTAAACTAAGGTTTCCTAATTGTCAGGAGTTAAAGAAACATTTTCTTATTAGTAAAAGAATATCTCAACTAGCTGAGGGAGATAATGCTTGGCTAAAACTAGAACGTGATGGAAAATTACATGGAAGGGTTAATACAAATGGTGCTGTTACTGGACGTTGTACTCATTCTTATCCTAATATAGCTCAGGTCCCTGCAACTTATAGCCCGTATGGAAAAGAGTGTAGAGAGTTGTTTACTGTTAGTAGGGGTAAGTCTCTTGTAGGAGTAGACGCTGATGGTCTGGAATTAAGGGCATTGGCAGGTTACATGAGAAGGTATGATAATGGGAAGTATGTTGAAGCTGCCGTATCTGGTGATAAAAAGATGGGTACTGACATACATTCTATTAATATGAAAGCATTAAACATAGATAATAGAGACATAGCTAAGACTTGGTTCTATGCTTTTATCTACGGGGCAGGTGATAGGAAACTAGGTTTGATCCTAGGCAAAGGTTCAAAGACAGGAAGAGTATCGAGGGAAAGGTTCTTGAAAAATGTTACAGGTTTACAAACTTTAACTACTAAAGTAAAGGAAGCTTATAGAAGAAGGGGTCATTTAATAGGACTCGATGGAAGGAAGTTGCATATTAGATCAGAACATAGTGCGCTTAATACTTTACTTCAATCGGCTGGCGCGGTACTAATGAAGAAAGCTCTAGTTATCTTGGACTATAAACTACAGGCTAAAGGTTTATTACCTGGTGAAGACTATGAGTTTGTTGCTAATATCCATGATGAATTTCAAATCGAGGTGACAAATAAATATGCACAAGATATTGCCACAGAGTCTGAGGGAGCGATCAAAACAGCAGGGGAATTCTTTGAATTTGGCTGCCCACTTTCCGCAACTGCTAAAATTGGAGAAACTTGGGCTGAAACCCATTAAAACTGTAGAAGAGCTATCGACTTTTATGGAAAAAGATGCTAAAGTATTGGCAGGGATTACAGGTGTCAATCCATTTAAATCACAGAGTAAAAATTATAAGAAGTTTAATAATAATGTTAGACGGTCTTTTATATGTTGGTTAAAAGATTTTACCTGTGAAGTATGTAAATTTAAAAATGAAACTAAGACCTTTCATTTTCATCACGTTGATCCTAAACGAAAGAAAGGTAGAGTTATTCCAATGGCTACTGGTAAAAATAGAATAAAGCTATTCAAAGAAATATTTAAATGTGTGTATGTTTGTGAAAATTGTCACTATAAAATTCACGCTGAAGAAGGAGGACTAAATGGACAATACGAAATTATTAATAGATGGAGACATTCTTACATATCGGACTTGTTGGGCGGTCCAAACGGAGGTACAATGGGATGATGATATTGTTACTACTGCTACTAATTTAAAAGAATTAGAGCATCAATCTAAATCAACTGTAGAATACTGGAAGGAAAAGTTTAACGTAACAAACAGGGAACACTTGACTATTTGTTTTTCAGATAGGTCAAATAATTTTAGACGAAAAATTTTTCCCGAATATAAAGCAAACCGAAAAGGTAGTAAGAAACCCTTGGGCTATAATCATCTGGAAACTTTCTTAAAGAAAGCTTACAATTCATTTGTCCTCGATAATTGTGAAGCCGATGATGCCTTGGGGGTTCTTGCTACCACCTATGAAAATGATAGATGTATTATAGCTTCTATTGATAAAGATATGCTGACTATACCTTGTGAGTATTTTAACATGGACTCTGAAAATATAATTGAAGTTGATGAGGAGAGGGCAGATTACCATTTCTTTCATCAAACATTGACGGGCGATTCCGTTGATAATTATAAGGGGTGTCCAGGTATAGGTAAGAAGAGAGCTGATACTTTACTCCAAGAGAAGGGAGTTAAATGGAGCACAGTTCTGGAAGCTTTTATTGATGCTGGACTAGATGAAGATGATGCTTTAGTTCAAGCTAGAGTGGCACGAATATTAAGAGCAAAGGATTATAATTTTAAAACTGAAGAGGTGATCTTATGGCAACCGACAAACTGAATGACCAATGGAAAGGTGGAAGCACTAGTATAAGACCTGTCTATTATGCTAAGTATAAGATAGACCCTTGGACTTTTATTATTGAGAATCAATTAGGTATGGATGTGGGTAGCGTTGTAAAGTATGTGGTCAGGCACAAGGATAAGAATGGTGTAGAAGACCTGAACAAAGCCATTAAATGTATAGAGATGATGAAGGAATATTATTACAATGAAAAAAGTTAGAGAGTTCCATAAGAAAATGGAATTGGCAATAGACCAACCATTTAGTAAAGAGTTACTTGAGTTTAGAATGAAGTTAATCTTAGAAGAGGTACAAGAATTGGCTGAAGCAGGGATAGAACTAGAAAGTAACTTAGATTTAGAAGAACGTCATGTTCTTATGCAAGACTTCTTAAAAGAAATGTGTGATATAGTTTATGTAATTAAAGGGACCGCTGTTTCTTTTGGGATGGACTTTGATAAGGCATACAATCTTGTTCATAAATCTAACATGAGTAAGTACCCCTTTACTAAATGTGAACATGGGAAAGTATTGAAAGGTAAAAATTATAAACCACCTGTACTAGAGGAGTGCGTATGACATCAGTAAGAGCTGACATTATTACTAGAAGGACATACAATAGACCGTTAGATACTGAAGGAAACAAGTTTGAGTCTTGGGAACAAACTGTAGATAGAGTTATTGAACACCAGAAGTGGTTATGGACTAGAGCTAAAGGGTGGAATGGAGATTATGTAATAGATGAATTGGCAGAGCTAAGGCAGCTAATGTTAGATAGAAAAGTGTCTGTTAGTGGTAGAACATTATGGTTAGGTGGGACAGAGATTGCTAAGACTAGAGAAGCTAGTCAATTTAATTGTGCTCATTTAAAAGTGGAGACTATACATGATGTCGTTGACAGTTTGTGGCTCTTGTTACAGGGTTGTGGAGTTGGTTTCACACCAGTTATCGGTACGTTGTCAGGATTTACACAACCCATCAGAGAAGTTGAAGTTAAATATTCAAAGCGAACCGACAAAGGGGGAAGAGAATCAAACAAAGAATCTTTTGATGCCGATTCAGGGACTTGGACTATTAGTATTGGAGACTCCGCTGAGAGTTGGGCAAAAAGTATCGGTAAGCTTCTCGCATTTAAAGGGAAAGCTAACAAGTTCTTACTCGATCTCTCACAGCTCAGACCAGCAGGACTCCGACTGTCTGGTTATGGATGGATCAGCTCAGGAGATGCTCCCCTTGCAAAGGCATTTTCCGCAATCGTTGGGATTTTAAATAAGAAGTCTGGTAGATTATTAAGTAGGATAGACATACTAGATATTATGAATTGGTTAGGTACTGTCCTAAGTAGTAGAAGATCAGCGGAAATAGCTTTGATGTACTACGACAATCCTGAGTGGGAAGAGTTTGCTAGAGCTAAAGAAAATTTATCCAAGACTCCACACAGAAGTCAGTCAAATAATTCTGTAGTTTTTTGGAGAGAACCCGACAAGTCAGAGCTAGAAAGATTCTTTGAAATTATAAGAGAGTCCGGTGGGTCTGAACCAGGGATTATCAATGGGGTTGAAGCTAGGAAAAGAGCACCTTGGTTCTCAGGTGTCAACCCCTGTGCCGAAATACTATTAGGTAACAAGAGTTTCTGTAACCTATCAGAAGTAGATGTAGGAAAGTTTAGAGATGATAGTGACGGGTTATTCAGGGCTATCTATCTTATTGCTAGAGCTAACTATAGACAAACCTTAGTAAACTTAGATGATGGTATCTTACAAAGAACTTGGCATGAGAACAATGAGTATCTAAGATTATGTGGGGTAGGACTAACAGGTATAGCTAGAAGGTCTGACCTATCTGAGTATGATTATAAACAGCTAAAGAACATAGCAGTACACGGAGCTTACTCAATG